ATACTGGACTCTCCTTCCTTAATCTATATCCTAACTATACTCTCGATCCTATATCTGGCGATCTATTTACGGATTGCATCTCGTATAATAACATCCTCGTAGACTCATATTTTAGAAAGCAGGATCTCACAGATTGCAATGGGTTATGGAGGAGGCGCTGGGCCACTAAGAATGTAGCTAAGGCCAACTTGCCACACTTAGCCGACAAAATAGATAAGATGCTTCCTTCCGGCGTTAAAGACGGCCGTTTTCCATTGCAAGTGGAGCTATTGAATCTCAATGCCGCCAATCTATTTGCTTACGATGAATTTGAATATCGCACTACACGCGAAGCAGAGATCATACTCGATCCCAAGACAGGTGAAGCGTCCCTTTGGGAGCCCGACGATGAAGAGGATGGCCCCGACATGCTCAAGCGGATCATCCAGATGCAGCCCTGGCTCAAAGTCAAGAAGCAGCAGATACCCACGGTTAAGCTAACGATATGCCTCAATGGCGTACCAATGTACGATGGGCCGAACCATCTTGAGCTGGATTCCTATAGTTACGTGCCGATCCTAACCTATCATGAGCCAGATGTCCAATCATATGCGTGGCGTATACAAGGCGTTGTTCGCAATTTGCGGGATGCACAATATCTCTACAATATGCGAAAAGTGATTGAGATGGATCTGTTACAATCGCAGGTACAAAATGCGTGGATATATCCTGTTGACGTTGTTGTTGATCCTAAAGCATTCCGTCAAACGCAAAACGGATGCGTAATCCCATTAAAATCAGGACACTTACCGAATGAAATACAGCGTCTCGAACCGCAAGGGATACCGCAATCTGTTATGGATCTATCTCGCTCCCTGGCAGATGATATTACAAAGATCTCTGGAGTCAACGAAGAGCTTCTGGGAGCAGCGACAGATGATAAATCTGGTATTTTGTCCATGTTACGTCAAGGGGCAGGGCTGGTTACTTTACAGACGATCTTCGACAAACTCGATTATTCCCAAAGATTATATGGAAAACTCAGACTCCAAGCGATACGAAAGAAGTTCAGCAAAGGTAAGGTCGCTAGCATCCTCGGTCATGAAGCAGATCCAAGGTTCTGGACTACCAACGCCCTGAAATACTCTGTCGTAGTAGAAGAAGGCAACTACTCTACATCTCAGCGACAGATGGAATTGCAGCAACTCTTGCACTTCAAAGAAATGGGCATGCCGATCCCCGACAACTCTATTCTCAAAGCGGCATTTATCACGAATAAAGCCGATCTAATGCAGGAAATGCAGCAAGCATCACAGCAGCAGGCCCAGCAAGCGCAAGCACAGGCCCAGACGCAAGAGGAAGTAGAGCGCAGCAAGGTCATGCAGGCTTATGCAAAAACCAAACTTGATTTGGCTTCTGAAAAAGAAAAGATGGCAAACATCAATAAAGTAACCGCTTCGGCAGACCACGAACGCACAGAAAGCGAACTTAATTTACTAACTGCAATGATCGCATTAGAAAACCTTGACTTAGATAATATACAGAAGACTTGGGAACTTGCGCAATTAATTAAGAATGGCAACAATCAAGTAGAGCAACAAACAGCCGTTTAAGGAGATTTTATGGCCAAGAGCATGAAGGGAGCAGAAATGCCCCAAGAAAGGTTTGAAGAGAAAGTAAAAAGTAACGCACCTGTATGTGGCGAGAAATACGGCACAGAGATGGGCAATCCAGAAGCATTGGATGAGCGTTCACGGGCTTTAGCAGGTTATGTTAAAGGCCACAAGGTAAAGCACTAATATGGCAAAGACCAAACAAGATATCGGCGGTCAGGATCATTGGGAAAAGAAATACAATCCCACTCCAAGGCCAGGCGAGAACCCCAATGGTCAATGGATGCGTAATTGGGACCCTAAGCATGGTAAAGATCGGCCACAGCCACATAACAAGATCAATGAACTAGATCATTGAAAACTACAAGGCGGCGCTAACCGCCTTATAGCCAAATTAAATATCTCCGGCAAGAGAGATGCGATCCAAATTACCCTATAGGGTAAATAAAGAAAAGCGAAAAACCGCTGGCGAGCTATCCATCAAGGCCGCCAGCGATACTACTCGCTATGATCCTTTAGAGGTCGCCCATGCCCTAACGGATGACGTTTATGAGCAATTATGTATCTGCGCCCAGCGACATCTCCCCATTATTGCGGAGGATGAATTTTTCGTTGTTGTTATTGTGGCAGGCGATCCTTTACTCAAGAATGTTCAACGACACAAATATTGTGCCTTGATCCATTTACCCCAGCCTAGACCGCAGCAAACGGTATTCCTATATAATAGGCACACGAACAGGTTTAGGCGATTGTGGTCGATGCCAGACGCTAAAACAATGGCCGTGATAGATGAGATGACTTATGTCGCCCCTGAATGGCAGGATACTAAACGTTGGGTACGATCATTCTATGCCAAAACATTCTTTGAGGATATCCGGCATGAGCATGGCATCAAGCATCTATCGGAAAAAGAGTTCCTAGATAGTCACCACGACGAACTCGTCAAGGCGGGAGGCAATAAGCCCAGCCCTGGTCTTGCCGATTCCTTTGATTTCACTAAGATCTCTGCTCCCTTGGAGAAATTCAATAAGATCGAAGATTCGGGTATAGCCCTCACGGATTAATACTTTCTCAATATCATTTGGTAAACACATACATTCTATTGGAATATTCGTTCCTAGAATATTCATAGCTGTTCGATAGCGCACAACATTTCGTCTTAGTTCATTTTCGATGGCTTGCGCTTTTAATATCTTTTCGTTATTTAAATCAGTGACCTCTTCCGGCAAGGAGATACCATGGTTGATGTTAATAACGAATCAATAACAGAACCCGCAAAAAAAGAAAATACTGCGGAACCGACAAATCCAACTGTTACAAAAACAGAAACAGTTGAAGCACCTAAAGAAACGCAAGATCAGATCAATTGGAAGGCTTTCCGAGATCAACGAGAGAAAGAGCGCAAAGAGAAAATAGCTCTCGAACAGGAAGCACAAAAGAAATCGCAGGAGATCGCAGCATTAAAGGCCGCGATGGAAGCGATAGTCAGCAAGCCGGAGCCGGCAAGCCAATCTTCCGATGTAGATGAGACAGAAGAGCAGCGCGTACAGAAACAGATTAATGCCGCCGTCGATGCCGCTCTAAAAGAGAAGGAAGCCAGAGAAGCGCAGGATAAAGCGAAACGTGAAGCGCAGGAAGTACCTGCAAGATTAGAACAGAGCTTTTCGGATTTTAATACCGTTTGCTCAACGGAGAACCTGGATTACCTAGAATACCATCATCCAGAGGTCGCAGAAGCATTTAAAGGCCAGCCTGACTCATTCCACAAATGGGCAAATATCTATAAGGCAATCAAGAGATACATCCCAAATGCTGCCACATCGAACAAAGATATGGCAAAAGCAGAAAAAAACTTGACAAAACCTCAGTCGATGTCTATTCCTGGTATGGCTGCAACTGGGGATTCTGCACCGCGTGTATTTGATGACAAGGCTAAGGCAGCAAATTATCAGAGAATGCAAAGGATTATGAAGGGATTGTGATGACCGAGAGAGAAGAACTCCTGCTGGAAGAAATAGAAAACCACATACGGGTTTCGTCGGCAATGGCATACGCCGTTTCTGAAGTGGTAACTCCAAGGCAGGATGAACAGATTGGTAGGATATTCGCCAGCCTAACAGGAAAATATCGACGGAGAAAAAAAGGTTAATGCTAAACGATTTACTTAGATTCCGTCCCATTGCGATACGAATCGCGCCCAGTAATATAGCCTTCTATGCGGGACATGCGAGCATCTAAACTTCGCAGATCAGCGCGAACGGCTTTAAATTCTTGGAGAGTCTCTATTCTGTCACAATTTATTTCGCCACGAATAGCTACCAATTCTTTGTGCAATATCCAGAAAATAGATCCAACAATTGTCAATATGGAACATATAGCGATAACAATTTCAGTCCAAGGCATAAGTCCCCCTTTTTGCCCTCTATTTTAGGCCATTCTCTCTTTGCTGTACAGTGAAGAAATGTCTTGTCTAATGCGGAATCAATCCCCGCCAAAGAAGCAACGCATCAATCGCGAATAAAACAGAAATAAGAGTCATTTCCATACATTACCTCATACTCTACAAGTACCCCTATTGCATTAAATATGCAAACTAATGTAATTGTAAGTTAGCTGTAAAAAGGCTTCGCTAGCCCAAGGCTGTATTACACCTCGCCAGTGTGCGCTGTATTAGTCGGTTTCGCACCCGTCACTACAAACGTACACCTGACAAGGAACGTAATAATGTCTACGGGCATCACAAATATAATCAACATGGCACCAGAGCTTCCTCTGCAATGGTCAGAGAATTTGCTTTCAACGCCCATGTTCAACCTTATCCATAGCTTTGGCTGCGATCTGCACTTTGCCGAAGCGCATTTGGGTAAAACAACCAGGATGAGCCGATATGAACGCTTATCTACTGACGGCGGCCAATTAGACGGCTCCGGTATTGATCCAGCTCCAGAAATCGCAATTAGAACAGATATTGACGCGACAATGGAGATCTATGCTAAAACTATCGTAACGAAT